ATTTTCCTTAATTTTCTGAGTATTCTGCTCTAATACATTATTCTCTTCTTTTATGGAATTAGTAGCTGATTCTGTAGAAGCAGATGAAATATTCGTTTTCTGTCCAATATTTTTCTGAATATTGGATAATCTGGTCATTTCATCAACTAAATCAGAAACCTTAACAGATGTAGCCTCAACTTGTGTTTGAAGTTCAAAGAATCTATCAGTAGGAACAGTATAATTATCGAGCAACTGCATATGAGTTTTTAAATCATCAAACTGACCTTTTAATTCAGATACTTCTTGTGATAATTTCTTAAATTCATCATTATCAACAAGATTAACTTCCTTACCAGAAATGCCACCAGAAGTAGATTTCTTTTGTAATTCATCGTATTTCTTGGTTAATTCTGAGATTTTACTCTCTAATTTATCAATTTCCTTTGATGATTTGTTAACATCAACAATAGGAACAGAAGAATTCCCAATTCCTTTTGATAAACTAATAATCTCGTTAATCTTACTCTCTAATTTATCAAATGTCTGTAGCTGTTCTTTTAATCCAGAATCACCAAACTCGAATGTGAACTTATCTAATTTGAGTTTCTGTAATTCCTTAATTTTATCAATTACTTTATCATCTTTTGCATCTAATTGAATTGTGATTTTTTGTTTACCAGCTTTATTACTAATACCATCGAATACACCATTTGTTTCTTTTTCAAACTGTTCAAGACTAGCTCTATAATCAAAACCAATCTTAATAATATCTGAATTAGCCATTTATTCACATCCTTTCTAAACTGTACAACGCTTTCTATATTCATCCTTTAACCGTTCATGATACTTATGTATTTCTCTATACACGCTGAAACTAGCAGGAATGTTATACCAACCATGATAAGTACCTTTCGGATTGTAAATAAATTCCGACATAAGATCTGAAGGTGTAATTTGGTCATAGTTATCAAACATTCTTTCAGGTGTTACTTCAACGCCACCATAAAAAATAGTACCGTGACTATTTTTATAAAATTTGTTATAAGACCTGTATAAGTTATGTGTTCTTACATACTGTTGTGGTGTATAATCGCTATAATATAAATCAATAAACGACACATAACCATCTGTTAATCTCTGTTGAGCTTCGTGTGCCAATTCGGAAGCTTTTTTCTGAGCCTGTTTTTCCAAATATTTAATAGTGTCTTTATTTAGTCCCAATCTAATCACCTCCAAAAATTTCACTATAATTTCGCTATTTTTATACTAAAATAGGAGAGCAGTATAACCACTCTCCATAAGAAAAGCCCCATACGCTTTGACACGCATAGAGCCTAATATTTAATCGTCATGTATTTATTCCATATATTAATCCTGCAACTCCAAACACAAAATAATAATGAGCTGTAGTTAATACAAAAGGAACAATCGGTTGTAGAACTTCTATACAAATATTATCTACATTGAATAATGTAAGAATCCATCCACATAGAAGTCCGTATAATATTCCACCTATCATATAAATCCTCCAAAGAAAATTTGAATTTACTTAGACTTCTTTAAATCCACCATTCTTAGCAAACTCAATAACCTTATCTAAATCTTCTTTTGGAATCTCATCGAGTTTCTTACTTACAACGTCCATAAGTGGTGTGAGAGTAGCATTTGCAAAATCAGAAATCCTTCCAACCTGTTTGTTAATAAACGCCTGAGTAGTTGTCTCATTGAACTGAGTATCTGACTGTTTCATTGTTAAAATGGTCTTGAACTCACTCAATTCACTCATAGTAATAAGTGGATCAGCTTTATCAGAACCAACCATTAAAATATCAAGTAAGCCAGATGATTTAAGTGCATCATATCCCTTGATAAATCCTTTATCATCCTCGTCAATCTCAAGATCGGTATATAATTCAATCACGGCACGACAAAACTGTACATACTGACCAACAGAATTTACTCTAATTTTATCTGTTTTACGATACTTTGTTTCTCCGTTATCATCATAAGACTCCTGCTCAAATGTTGTCTTATCTACAATCAACTGTGCGTAAGCATCTTTCTTAATGATTGAAACATATGGGGTGATTTTAATTTTACTTAATAACTGTTCCTTTAATGTGTTATTTGCCATGTTGTTATACTTTTCTACAAACTCTAAAAGTTTCATATTCCTTCTATCTCCTTTACAAATGTGACTCGTTGACAAACTTCTGAATGTCATATGTATATCTAGTTCGTTTATTTCTGCTATTTATCTGAATAGCATTATTATTTTTCAAGTCGTTAATATTAAACGACTTCTTATTTATATTCTCCATCATCTTTACGAAATCACAGATTTCTATAAAGAATGTGTCGTTGTTTTCGTTCCTAAAATTACAAATAAATCCTGCGACAAGATTATGTTCACTTGCGTCTTGCAGAGATTTAATCTGATTATCTCTAATCATTGATAATGGCAGACTTGTTGATTGAGTTGATTTTAATTCGAGCAAATACAATGTCCTTGAATCATCATCAAATAGAAGATAATCACAAATATTACTACTAGCAAATCTAGTATTATTTCCATTCCCAAACGATGCCGCATTATCCCTGAAACGATAAATCCAACACGTATTTGGGACAGAATCTTTAATCGACTGTTCAAAAATCTTTCCTGGATTCTGTGCTATTTCCTTTCACTCCTTTACATAACAAAAGAGCAGCTTCCGAAGAAACCGCTCTTTCATAGTTCTTATATTTAATTGTTGTATGTATTTGGTTTTAATCATTGAGTATCATAGGATATAACTCCCATTTGGCGTTGGGATGTTTTTCAATGTGTTCGCAAACAATTCTGTGAACCTCATCCATGTTTCCTACATTCTTGTCAATATGAATAACTTTGCCACCTGTAATTTCCATTTCTTCACAAATCAAATTAAAATATAACCTCATAAAACATTGCTCCTTTCATTTAAGCATAAAGATATCCTCTACAGAACATTTTAAACTTTTAGCAAGCAAGAGAGCAGTTTTTAATGAAGGCACACGTTTCTTTAATTCGATTTCGCTTATTGTGTGCCGACTAACCCCGCTTATTCTTGATAACTGTTCTTGAGATATGTTTTTCACTGTTTCGCGGATATATCCTAATTGGTTAATGACTTCCATTTTAAATCCTCCAAGCTGTTTTTATTATTGTTTGGAAGATTTAAATTTTTTAACCTAAGAAAATATTACCAAAATTATGTGTACGTGTCCGTACCAACTTTTTGACTTATTTTAACACATTTACGTGAGATCGAATGGCAATATATGTTAAAATATGTTAGAAGATTCCAGGTAATGCTTGTCCTAATAAAAATGCAGCCACTCCACCAATAAATAGCCACCATAAATTTCCAGAAATGGAGTCCCATTTTCTTTTTGTCTCTACCGCAGGTTTATTTTCTAGTGTAGTAACCTTATCAGACAATTCTTTTTGAGATGTTTTTACATCTTTAATATCTGCCTTCATATCCACAAGCTGATCTGCCATTTTATCAACGCCATTGGCAAGTTTCACAAGAGTAATTTGTGTCTCTTGAATCTTATCCATTTCACCATCTAATTCGTCAAGACGATGTTCATTAGAACGACAACGACTATCAACTTCTTGTAGCTTCACCGCCATTTCTGTATACTGTTTGTCATCCATATAAAGTTCCTCCTTTCTACAATAACTGAAGGAACTCAGATGCGGTAATCCTTAATCCATCATCTCCAAATTTCTTTTTAGAAGCAGCAACAAGACCACTACCATATGTACCAGGGTGTTCTACTCCATTCGGGTTAAAGCCGTTAAGATACATTAGTATTTCTGCGGCAGTTACCATACATTGTGTTTCTCCTGTCTTTACATAATGAGAGCCGAGTGCTTTTTTAGAAGCAGATCCAAACTTACCGTCTTCAACTAATCCAGATTTATAATCTAAATTGATAGCATGTTGCAAAACTCTTGCTTTCATCATGTTTGTTTCGCTGCCAACTAATCCATCTGTTGCTATTTTTACACCAGTGAACTTAATAGCCTCTTGTTGACCGTGCTTTACTAATTTGTTCCCAGAAGTCACACCATGAATAGTAGTAGTAATAGTATTTTGTGTGGTCTTAGATCCATCTGTATAAGCAACAATCACATGTTTACCAGGTGCAACAATAATATCACCACATTCGATATATTCAGATTTCCCAAGATACTTAGAGGCTTTCAATTCTTTAAATAATCCCGTTGCTAATAAAGCACTTCCAATATTTCCAGAATATACAGAAGACGAAATAAGTTGCTTGCCATAAGCAACATTCACAGAACAACCACCTAACATCGAACAGTCAATTTCAACAGGTGTTTTT